TTGATAGTCCGAAACAGTTATAAGAGGGAATGCCTAGGACAGAACATGAACTGCCAAGAGGAACAAATGACTCAAGAAATGTGGGACGCTATGCCGGAAGGTATGACTGTTTCTTATTCTCGTGTACACGAACAAATGACTCCTAGAGTAGCCCCGACTGTATCTGTAATGAACGGTTCTTCCCATCATTGGGACGCTGAAGTCGGCGCTTGGTATGCTACTCGTATAACCAACATGGACGAAGTTATGAGGGCTTACAGCGACAGAGTTAGCGGACGTTCAGACGTTCATGTAAATGCTGAAACTGAAAGGGTGTATGTATGAACATCTTCGTTCTCGATTCTCGTCCGATGATGGCGGCTCAATTCCAATGTGATAAACACGTCCCGAAAATGATAGTCGAAAATATGCAAATGCTAACAACGGCGCTTGTTAAATCCGGTTCACTTTTACAATCTGAATTACCGTTCCGCGTTGATGGAATCACAAGATATTCCGGAAACGCATATCCTCACCATCCTTGTACGAAATGGGTTGGAAAAGACTTGACAACAAATCTTGAAAATGTCAGTGAAGTCGATGGGAAAAATTACGCTTGGTTATGGCTTAACACCAACCAATTGTTTATTGAATACAATCGAAGATTCAACAAAGTCCACGGTTGTCTCAAAGCATACAACCAACTACCAATTCCAACAGACTATTCAATTCAGTTAGCAAAATACCAAATGCAACACAATCACGATTTTGTCTTGGCTATGCCGGACGAATACAAAGACCCCGACGCAGTAGTGGCTTACAGGAATTATTACCACAGCAAGACTTTCGCTAAGTGGGAGAAAGACCCACGTCCAAACGGCAACACGCCCGTTTGGTGGAAAGGTCATAAAGGTGGGAATTGAGGAATGAGTATGGAACAGAGAGAATTGTCAGCAACACAGATAATGAGATGGAGAGGCGTAGTCCATGGACCGGATGCGGTCGAAACTAGGTTTCAGATTGAATCAGAACCCGGAGCAGATTCGGAAGCATTATTCCAACTTGAGTTAACTGCCAACTTTGCTCATGCTCGTATGTCTGATGTATTAGTTAGAGAAATACTCACACCAATGAAAAATGATTACAGAGGTGTTAAGTTCATCAGCGAAGAAGATGCTCAATTTTATATGGCTTATCATGTACAATCTGTTCTATACACGAACCCTGCTATCTTTGAAGATGATGAGTAAGGGTGATGAACCCCAACCCACGCTGATTCATTCGTGCCTAAAGTCCCAACCACGAAGGTTTCTCTGATTCCGCCATTAGGTGCGGGCTTGGGATTACCGTTTACCGTGATGTATGCGGATGAGAAAAATGACCCAACTACACAAACAGGCCCGGGGAGATTCAATCGAGATTCAGACTTGTTGGCTGATTCATATCCAAGAACCGGACAGTTAGCAACTCAACCAATGCCGAATGCTCCGAAAATTATAACTCGACAACAATCCGGCGGAATAACTCCGACTTCGGCTAACACTTTCACTTTGAAGCCTGTTTATGAATCAGCGTATTTCAATATTGGAGCGCCAAGTTTGAATTATGGAATGGGTCAATTAGAGTTTTGTCAATTGATGCAACACTCATCTCGGTCAATGTGGGATGCAACTAAGATTCGTTCAGAGTTCATAGTTCCGAGAAGGACGTATTCGACCGCCGGAAGATACACATCCCATCCCCGAAGAAAGTTTGCATCAGCAAGACAGGGTAATTTTTCTTTGATGGAAAATATGTCTGCTCCCGATGTGAACGCACTTCACACACCATGCGACCAATTGATAGGAACGGTTGGTGGTTTAGATGGCGTCGGCGCTTGTTCAAATGCAAACTTCAATGGTGGAATGCGGGTTGCGGCTTTGACTCATTTTGCTAAATCCGATTTACCTTCGAACGGTTTTGGCTTGACTTATGGCGACGCACATAATACAATCTTCGCAACATCTCTGCATTCTCATCCAATCAAGGATGGTCAGACTACAGCAAATGCCGGTATCGCTTCCAACGGTGGCGGGACTTCCGATTGGTCGGGTCAGAACTTCTATGAAACTTGGGATGTTATGTGGACTTTGAATCAACACACAATTCCTCAAACATTGACCGCAGGGACTACGCTCTCCGCTCCCGATGCTTGTATGACTGCTGACGCTACCAACAATACAGACAACGACCATTACTTCAAGATGAATACAATTCAAAGTGTGGCCGTTCGAGACATACCGACATATGGTGGAACAGAGAAGACCTCTCCAATAGGAGCGGCGCAGTATGGGAATCATGTAGTTGCTGATTCTTGCGGACTTGTAGGATTTGAAGGAACTATTTCAGTGTCGGGATTCTTTTCAGTTTCAGCCGGAAAACTTGGCGGTAATAGTTTCAGTGAAGATTTATGGAATACAGAAGGTGTCGGATATGGCGGATTAAACATACAGGTTCACTCCGGTTTGACTCATAGAAGAAATCGCTTGTACTCTCAAAGAACAGCAAATGCCGCTAAAGAATATGACACGATTTTCAGATATGGTTCAGACGGAACAGCAGTTCAACCGATGACAGATGCGATGAAAACTCGCGCAAAACGCTTTGCCGGTTCGACTATTGACGCCAATAGTTCTTCTTTCTATGCCACACGCTCGGTTTACGACGACAAGGGTTCGTTTGGTGGCGGCGGAAATCAAGATTTAGTTGGAGATATTCCAACAACAAATGCTCCGGGAATCCTTGGAGATACTGCGGACATGAATGCAACTTCGGTTTCTAACACTTACAGTTCGGCTTTCTTGAAAAACAGGATTCCAACAAAAGTAAAAATTGTTCCTCAAATTGTTGGATATGAAAATATCACAGTCGCTCCCGGAAGTTCGAAGACAACTCAACATAGTGGCGCTTCTAATATTGTATTTAGAAAACCAATTGTCGATTATCACGTTCTCGTCTCCGTAATAAAACCGACAACAAATGTTGCGAAGTCAGCGGCGGCAAGTCCGAACAACGGACACGAAGATGTTGGAACTCCGACAAGTCGAAATAATCCCGCTCCAAGATGGCCGACTATTGACGCCAATTACGACGGAGAGCCATGCAACATTTTCCATGCGGTTTTCAGAATAAATCCGGAAAACTTGGAACAGGTTTACATCAATACTAGCCAAGGGGCGGCTCATGATTTGAATATGAATGAGAAAATATGCGCTCATTCTGTTATGCCTAGACACAATTACAACGATAACGCTCTTTTCGGAAAAACTTCGCAGGGTTGGGGTCTTCATCAAATGACACCATTTCGACCAATCTCAAATCACGCTTGGGCAAAGATTCCTAGACTATCCGGAACAATTGAGCCGGGTGGGTTTTATCAGAGAGGTGGAATATCTCATTTATGGGATGCTGATGGATATGGTGGCGAACTTTTCGTCTCCGCTGACATGACTCACGCTTCTGATTTCAACTCACAAGTTTGGGGCAACGGACAGATGTGGCCGGATGGAGATAACAACGCAGGTAATCCACCCGGGTCTGAACTTATGATATTCAAATATAGTTGCAGGGGCGACCCATTTTACACCAAGGGGGCTACTACAATGGCCGATAATCCACTAAGGGCGGCGATGGTAGCCAAGACCAATACAGACTACATAACGGGGTTGTATGCGGCTTCTATGGATAGTGGTTTTACTATCACTGACACAGCAACAAAAACTTGGAAGGGGTGGTCAATTCATGATTGGGTTTTCCCTCAAAAAGAATTGATGAGATATTTGGGAAGAGAAGACAAAGGGCTTCTCTCTAATCACCCAAGTTTGCACTGTTCGTCCCTTAGCATTCAAGAAGATGGCCGAATGTTAATGGCCGCTATTCAGAGAGATGTGATTGTCAGTGCTGACGAATATCCTTACGAAGATGTAGGATTTCCATTGAATCCAAGTATAAGTGCGACAGAATGTCCGTCGGGTTTCTATTACGATGCGGCTTCTAAAACCTGTAAATCAATTATGAATCCGACTTACGATTCTAGCGGAAGTGTTTGGCCGGGAACAGGAGATGAGATAGCCGGCTTGGAAGCACCTAGACCTGTTATTGCGGCTGACGGAACTAAATCAACAAACACTCCACCCGGAAATAATTTTTCAAGATGGCCGACTTGGACTACTCTGAAAGCGAACACAAAGGCTCGTTCTCTAATTCTATTATTCAGCAACACCCCTGCTTCCGGTGGAAAACTTGTAGCAGGCCGAGCCAAGTTTGACATCACGACAGAGAAAGTCGGAACACAAACTGTCTCTGTTGAAAATTGGACTTTCGACGATACATGGTGGAATGGTTCACAGATTGCTTGGTGGTATCAAGAGTCGGGTCAGAGAGCGATACCGATTACATACGGTTCGTACCCCGAAGCAAGATGTAGTCATGCCGTTCTTCCAAGAGCGCTTCCGCATCTAATGTCTGATGGAACTCACACCGGCGGTTATCCACAGTCGATGCCGATTGATAGAGTCATGAGTTCACCTGCCGGAAATAATGGAACAACTCGTTCGACGCTTGATACTTGGGCTACTGCAAGACGAAACTTCCTACTTCTTACTCGATACATCCCGACAACAATTGGATTTTCAGATTTCGGAATTGGAATGAATCCACATCAAGAAGTTGGATGGTCGGGTTGGTCAATGCCGACCGCCCTATTCGACCCAATAGACTATGGTGATGGAACAGACTTTTTCCAAGAAACGACAACTCTTGTTTCGCTTTGGGAAAATTATTTTCCGAATAATAGCCAAAACGCTAGTGCGGCTAGAAGTTATATCGGACCGAGAGGTGGATTCTCTCACTTCGGTCCTTTGCACTATGGAACTTCGGGATTCAATCACCCATACGAAACTGACATAATATGGACTCAAGTTCACGGCGGAGTCGGTTATGACCTTCCTCTTCATCTTCTGATTCCACCGGCAGTTCATGTTCGAGCAAGAAGTGGTGGAAATGGTTCACTCGATTTAGAACTTGAGTTGCCGTTTCACAGAACAGATACAATCGAACTTGACGGGGCTATTGGGTTCAATAGTGGGTTCGACAAAGGCCCCGAAAACTTGCCGGGTGGCTCAAGGCCGACTCTTGGAAATTATTCATTATCGACGAATCTTTGGAATCGCAAAACTTTGAACTCGGGTGGTGCGAAAATGGGTGGTTATGATTCCTCATATCAAAGAGTACACGGACCAATAATCGAAGGTACGGGATTGACTGCTTTTTGGGGCGACCATCCAACAGATAGATTCCATGCTTCGGCTATGCCGATAATGCCACCTAACACATACAGTCATAAAGAAGTCGAGACAAATATGTACCCACCAATCATGCTTGCTAGAAGTTCTGAATACAATAGGTTAGACCAATTGGCAGTCAGTGAACAACTGCAATCATCAACCGAAGTTCATCTAAGTCAGACAACAAGACCATTTTGGGATTCCGGTTCTATGGTATCTGCTAGAGGTGTCGGTTCGATGAATGATAAAAAATTGAATCGAGCGAGATTCCTTTCAGAGATAGCAGGCAAGAAAGTTTACACATCTCCCGAAGCGTGTGCTGATTTCACATTTACAGGAACGAACAGTCCGGATGCCGGATTAGGAAAAGGTCAGAGAATACTAAGAACACCCGAAGGAACTCTTCACCAATTCTTAATCGAAAGAAGTGGGCAGGCATCAAGTTCGAATATGCCGATGTGGACTCACTACAAACAACCGACAGGACAGGATTTATTTTGGAATAGCAAGGCTCTAAAAACAGACGGTTCAAATTACGATGGTAAAGATGAATGCGGACCTTTGTTAGAAACTCTGACAGGAAGTTCAGACAAGGGTAGAGTATTGGGTGCGGCATATGCAAGCGATTCAGCCGGTACAATACACGCCGTTATCGAGTACACCGCTTTGCAGTCCGATTCCACATCAACTCTCGAAAGGGCGCACAGGCTTTACTATACATACGCCAAGCGCACATTGAAATCCAACTCTCCAACTCCTGTTTATGATTGGGATTGGTCAATTCACACGCCTCAATTGATTAACGCCGGAACTCTTACAGGAACGGATGGAGAGAAGGCCGGTTCACCAAATGACCTAAGACAACCGTCGTTAGTTTGCGACGCATCAGACCGCCTGCATTTGGCCTTTACACAGGTAGTCAAATCAGCCAATGGTGGGTCAAGAAATTATTCAGCGATATGGCTAATGAACAAGTTGGCTACAGAAGATGAGTTCCCTGCGTTCGTAGGTAATGGAAATCATCCGGAGACAACGGATTCCCGTATTCAATTGGTATCTCCGATAATGACGTCAGCCGAGGAATTAAATGCCGCAACAAATAATCCGGCGACTCTGAATCAAAAAGTAATTTATTGCGATATGCCGAAAATATGTTTGCGAGGTGATGGTGTTCCTGTTGTGTTTTATCGAGGCGACCCAACAGCGAACTACACAACTGCCGCTAGAAGGTTCACGGCTATTTACGTCAATAGGGGAGCGGAAGGAACATCCTCGGACTCCATGGGAAGAATCAAGTTTGACACGAGTCAAGCAGTTTCGAACTTGGGTTATGTTTTGTCGGGAGATGTTAATTCGACGCCTGCTACAGATGTGATTTATTATGATGCAATTATTGATGAGAAAGACAGAGCATACACGACCGGCATTTGGGGGAATGATTCGACTTATCATAGAGCAACCCAAGTAAACACATTCAATACAAGACAAGATTTCCTTGAACAATATACAACGGCGAAAGGTTTGGGAACGACTAGAACTTTGTACGCAACGACAGTCGCCTCGAATACTTTGTCATATCTTAGCGACATTACAATGACTTCAAACGGAGACGGACAGATACACATGATATTCGGTTTCTCTTTACAAGGAGCAACCCCGAAAGGAAAAGCAACCCGAACAACTAACACAACTCAAAGTATAATCTCACCACTACAAGTTCCGGCAACACCTGTTAGCCCAATGGATGCTACTCAACCGGGAGACGGAACAATCTACGATGGTGGATATACGAATGCCATGACCCATCAGAACTTTTCAACAGGCGGGAATTATTCATCAAGTCTGAAAGATTGGGAAGGACAGAATAAACATTTCTTGGAAGTTTGGATGCCTTCTTTCGAATGGTCGCAAGCCGGCTCGGATGACCATTGGGTGATTCGCTCGGTGAACATGAGATGGTTGTCCGTTCCCGGTCTAGGATTCGACTCAACGAATGGTTGGTTTCCGACAGGAGCGGCGAGCGGAATTGCGGGAACTGAAACATTCCCTCATCAAGCGCCTCAACTACGCTATCAGAGATACAATGGATTCAACGCTTCCTCTCTTGATTTGGCGTGGCTGACAAATGAAATGTCATGGAACAAAACACCTCTCCCTCAATCTTCGCTATATCTTCCGGGTGGGGGAACTCAATATGTCAATCCGGCGGATGAAACTAACGCAGGCGGAACTACTGCTGATGAAATACCGGGTTATCCAATATGATTAATCCCGACGATTATCCCAAGTGGGCGATTTGGCTAATGAAAAAGATTGGAATCCTTCTTTAGTGCTGTCCGTAGCGATACATCACTGAATCTTCCGGGTCTGTTGGGCTTACTCTATTACATTCACAGTGTATGCAAAGATGAAGTATAGTATCGTTCGGTCGGTCATAATACCTGCTAATGTCGTTTTCGTTTCGTTGGTGGATTCCACCACAGTCTTCACATTGGTTGCTCATATACTGTCGTGTACTGCTTTGCCTATAAAGGTTTTGACATATCAATGTTAATGATTATCAATAGAATAGAATAATTTTGTAAGGGCAACAGTATGCCTCTGTTCAGATTCGCCGGTTTAGCGGCCGCATATTCCACACAATCCCGGTAAGGATTTCGTTCCCAACCACGAGAACTCAAATGTTTTATAGATAGGCTACTGACCACCATTCTCTCACGTTAGTTCATTTTATAATCAAGTCTAACACCAAGCAATTCCTTTCGGAAGTCTTAGAGTGCGTTCCCCCTATCCTGTTGCCCGGGCGTCAAAGCGCCCAAGAGAAGCCGCCTTCCCTCAAACCTAACGAACAGCCTTTGGGTTATAAAGGTTTCGTTTTATCAATGTTAATATCTATCAATAGAAAGGTTTATTAATAGTATGGCCTAGGACAATACAGAGTGAACGGCGCTTATCCGAGCAAAGTTCGCAAACCCGGTGGCTACGACCGATTCGAACTTGATTCGTCTTAGCCTAGGAAGTTAGGGGATATGAGAGAACATATTCTCTGTTAGAAGATTGGCTGTATTGCCGAGAGCAGAACACTCTCGAGCAAACTTGGTCTGTTCTATCTTCTATCATATGGGAGCAGGGATGCTTCTCAGCCACCGGGAAATCGCATAATTCAAAAACCAATCAATTCATAAAGGTGCGGCAAGTGTCAGAAACATGGATAAAATCCGGATAGACACTAAGAAACATGATTCTCATCTATCAAAAAAATGGACTGACGAGAACGCGGCAGGCAACGAGTTCCTTTGGAATGCAAGAATTGAGATACCTTCAAAGAAGCAATCGGGAGCATTTTGGAAAGGCGAAGGATGGAACACAGCGCCTCTAAGACCCCGAAACATAGCACTTCCCTATCAGTGGTTATTCACACAATCGGACAAATTAGATTTCCCGGGGCGCTTGAAGCCTGTTCCGGGAACGTGCAAAACGACGCTTGAAGTTCTTGATTACGGATGTGGTCGAGGCCAAGATGCTATGAGATTCGGTTTCAAGAAATACGACCCGAATTGGTTTCCGGACTCTCCATGGGACCCGGTGAGAATAGAGGGGAAATATGATTTCATTTTCTGCATCTATGTTCTCGATGTTATATTAACACCGGAAAAAAGACACGAGGTTGTCAATGACATTCGGCGCTTGTTGAAACCGGGTGGGCAGGCTTACATCATCAACAGATGTGATGACTATGCGAGCATGAAAGATGGAAGAGTAGCAAGAAAAACTGTTGACTCATCTTGGGACTTGGCTAGAGTCGAACCCGCTCGTGAATATGGTTGCGCCGAGATTTACAGAAACTTCTTTTTCCAAGTTTGGGTTTGCGACGATAAAGGTCCTTGTGTTCCGGAAAACACAGTGGAATTGAAGACTTCGTGGACGGGCTTGGTATCGGAAGAGGAATAAGCCCCGGCGAAGTCTGAAAGGCCGTGGATAGGAAGTTAGAGCGCTATCATCGGATAGTCCGTGAGTCTCCAAAAGAAACAATTGACCCACCTGCCGGCTTGTCAGAAGCAATAGAACAAATGTCGAAAGACAAGAGAAGGCCACGAACTGCGATAGCAAGATGGGTCAGCAAACAGTGGGCGGAATTGCATTACGAAAGAATACAAGGTCAACCCTTGCCCGAGGCTTCTGCGGCTATTGGGATGGTTCAGAAGGAAACAATCGAGAGGCCAACTCACTTCCCAACTCATTTCGGACTTGGGTTAGTCCCGTCAACATTATCAATTGGCGGTTGGCGACAGGATAAGACATACACTTCATGTTATACATCTTTGAGCGTTCCTAGGCCATTCGACCCGACACTCCATGGAACTATCGCCGGAACTGTTGGGTTCAGTTATATGGGCTACCAAGGAAATCCCGACCCGGCTCAATATGACATAACCACTAGAAGAGGCGGTGGTCCTCGTGGTGGTTTCAGTTGGACGACAGGACCAACAGAAGGAAATTATCCTACTAGCGTTCTTCCTCAACCGACTTTCAATCTCGGCGTATTGGGATTCAGTAATGGCGGATGGAATCCCGAAGGTCTTCAATGGACGAATAGACCCAAGCAAGTTCGACTTCAAGGTCTTAGAAATAATTCGGTTCATCGTGTGATGTTCGCCCGTTCTCGAAAAGTAATGTTCAGAAACTTGTACGGTCCAATATCAGAAGACGAAGCGACACCAAAAGCGCCGAATGTTTTGATTAACGGAACAAAGCCAATTTCCGGAATCAAAAACTTGCGAATAAAACGCCGATATAATGCACCTGCCGAGGCGACTATTGACCTCAATAGTGTGGCGGGAAGGCGGTCGGGCATTGTGAAACTTGGCGATACGGTGCAAGTGTTTGCATCTCCCCGGGAGTGGGATAATCCACCACTAATTTTTACAGGATTCGTTTCAGACATTGAAGAAGATTCTACCACGGTTTCAATAATCTGCCTAGATGCTCTAGGGTATTTGACGAAAGAAGTTCTTTTGACTAATCCAACATACCAAGAAACCGACGCGGGTGTGGTTTGTAGAGATATTATCGCAGGTTCTTCATACGGTCCGCCGCTAGGAAAAATCTCAACACAAACCCGAGTTATACTTCCCTCAAGTTTGGATTTGTCTAAGAAAAGTCGTCTCGATGCAATCCAAACAATACTCGATATTGTCAACAACACACCCAACCAAGTCATACTTCAAGCAGAGGTTAACGGGTACATTAATCTTGTCAGATTGAGGGAAGTTGATGATACAAGTTTGAAACCTTACATCGCCGGGAGACTGCCAAAAACTTCTGTCCCACAGGATTTGTACCCGACTCAAATAACTAGAGATGAGGGAGATTTAGACTTCGTAAATAAAGTGTCAATCACAAACTCTGAAATCGGTTTGATAGCAACCGAACCTACAACACCTGTTCAAAATCCTGTTCATATTATTGTCGAAGAAACTGCGGCGACTGACGTTCCGACAGCCAAGTTCTTTGCTCAACAAATATTGAATCAACAAGGTCGAGCAGGTTCTCGTTGGAATGTTCAAGCGCTACCGGAGAGGTTTGATATTATGCCGGGTCAAGTAGTTGACTTCGCTTCCACTGATGGCGGTCTAGCAGGCAGGCAAAGAGTATTCGATGTATCAATAAAATACAGCCCGAGCGACGTATCAATGACGATGACTGTTGGTCGTCAAGCCCCCGATTTGGTTGCCATGTTGAGATATGCAACAGGCGTTTCCCAATAATCCGCGTTTTTATCCCCATCATTAGATTCCCCCCCTTTAGGGGGGAATCTAGTCTAAAGAATCGAACCGACTAACCCCCTAAGAGACACATAGTATAGTTGAACTGTATATACATCAGAGTATGAGTATGTTCGTTTAATTAATTAAGGTGGGATTAACAGGGAAGGATATGGGCGCGGAAACTCTTTTCCTTGAAGCCCTGTCATTGGGGTGTCGCGCCCATGGAGTTTTGTGTGTTATTTCTCTCCCATAATATGCACCCCAATGATAGGCAACAAGCGACGGTGAAATGAATGAACTTTTTAGAATTAGAAACCACGACAGGATTAACGATGATTCGTACTGCTGATATTTCAGCAATCACATACATGGAATCATGTTGGGAGATTCACCTTCACTCGGGAACTATATTCAGAACAACCGACGAGAATAATCAACTTCGAGCATGGATGAACCGAAGTCAAGGCGGAAAAATGTCTTACAACGGCATTCCGAAGAAATAATATTCGGGAAGAAAGTCGTAGCACATGGTCTTGAGCGCCATGCCATTTTCGGTTCTCACTCCGACAAACGCCGTTGCTCTCGATAAGAGCCGGGATAGTTAGCCTTATGCAATCCTACAGCGTTAGCGAGTTTTCCCAACGGACTGTTTGTTGTTCGTAGCCTACCCCACTATCATATTCATTACTGAATCAAGAAGGCATCCCTCATTACGGGGATTGACTGCCACCCTTCGATGTAGCCTCGCATTCTTCCCGGGGACTATATTCGTCCCCATGAGAAGTCTCCTTCTCACATTTAATGGGAGAGGTAGTCTATTAATAAAGGTTTCTATTGATACATCAAGACATTGATAGAACAAAACCTTTATATCTGGAAAGCCTTACGACAGTACATGAGCAACGAGACGACATTCACAACAGGCGAGACATACAGAGCAACATCAGTTTGCGATTCAAACTGTCATTGGTACTTCACAGTAGAGCGCCGAACAAACGCATCAGTATGGGTTTCAGAGCGTGGAGAAGAAGCAGTACGCCGAGCAGTAAGAAATTACAATGGTGAAGAGTATTTCATGCCTTTCGGAACTTACTCAATGGCGGCTCACTGTTCAGCAGGGAACGTCGCTTAATAACGTGGGAATCACCCCTCGTTCTATGGGCATTACTAGAATCAACATACCAAGCAAAGCACCGCTTCCGGACTTGTGGGAGAAAGTTCGTCCGGACTTCCCAATGCCATCTCCGAGGAAATATCAAGACGAAGTTCTAAATGTAATTTATTGGGCGCTTGAAAATGACGACTTCGATAACATAGTCATCCAAGCACCTACCGGAATCGGGAAGTCGGCAATCGCTATGACTGTTCAATCAAGATTTCAATCAGCATATCTTCTCGCCCCAAGTTTGGGATTGGCTCAACAGTACAAAGATGATTACGGTCATGTTCTCAAAGAAGTTCGAGGCCGTTCCAATTTTCCTTGTTGGGTTCGTTCGGGTAATGCTGACGGAGCGCCTTGTCATGGTGTCAAGAAGTCCTGTCCTCACACGAAGCGGGAAGACCCTTGCCCGTACTACGAACAAAAATATGCGGCCACTGATGCGCGCTTGACGCTCTCAAATCCGGCATATATGTTCAGAGTCATACAGGGCGACCCGAACTTCGACCAAAGAAAGTTCGCAATAATTGACGAGGCTCACAACATGGAATCTTTCTTCATGGGTTTGATGGAAGTAAAAATATCGACAAGAGATTGGCAAATGATTCACGGCGCTCGTACAGGTTTACCAATGGCTTACGCTCCCGAGGATTGGAAAACTCCGATGGAGAATCTTTTCAATGGCGCGAAGCGTTATCTCGAACTTGCGGAAAAGGATGAAGATGAGAAGGGTGTAGAAAATGGGCGCAAGTTATTGAGCCGATGTTCAACATTTTTGGAATTGCTAAAACAACCGAAGAGAGTTATTGTCGAAACCAAGAGCGACAGGAATGGGAAGTTCGTAGTTGCGAAGCCTATTCGTGTCAATAGTTTCGCGCTTGAACATCTCGAACGAATCAGCGAGAAAAGAATATTCCTTTCAGCGACAATTTTGAATTGTGAAACCTTCCTCGACAATCTCGGACTTGGGCATCAGAAAACTCTGTATGTTAATGTCAACAAATCTCCATTCAATCCGGATAACTTCAATATCGTTTACGCTCCATGTGGTCCTATGTCTTGGAGCAAGCGTGATAATAGCGTCAAGAAACAAATCAAAGCGATAGCCGCAATCATGGATAGAAATGCAGACAAGCGTGGAGTCGTTCTGCCTCACTCACATTATATCCGTGAGAAAATTGTTGATGGACTTCGCGACTTGGGTTATGGAGATAGGATTCTAACTCATGGTTCAGATGCGACAGGACGCAATATTGCGATTGACACTTTCTTCAAATCTCCGAGACAGGATTTAGTTCTCATCTCGACCTACGTCGGTGAGGGATTCGATTTCAAAGGCCGACTTGCTGAATGGTTGGTCATTTGTAAGATTCCATTCCTTCCTGTCAAAGACCCTCAAATCGAATTGAGAATGAAAGAGGACGAGCATTCATGGAGACGAGACAACGAAGGAACTCCGGCTTGTCCGTATGAAGAACCGAATAAATATTCAAACGGAATGTGTTCATCATTCAACTGCGCGAAACCTTGTCAGTCATGGTACAATCTCCAAACTGCTCTGAAACTTGTGCAGGGCGCGGGACGAATTATTAGAAGTCAAGATGACAAAGGCGACCTGTACATCCTTGATGGGTCGTGGCAAAGGTGGGCGAGATGGAACAGTCATCTGTTGCCGTCATGGTTCAAAAACTCAATAAGAGAGATGAAGCCGTGGTTGAAGCGAGGGATTGCGTGAAAGAATTACCCGAGTTCGTTCTTGCTCCGAAGCACAAGTTTGAAATGAATGGCGAGACTATTGACATCCCCTCAAGAAAAGTTCGAGTTTACGGTTATGCAAGTTGGCCGTCATGTCCGAATTGTAAAAG